GGTAGAGTGGCAGGCACATTGTTAATGGATTTGCTACCTGAAGGTTTGGTTAACAGATTAAAATCTGTAGGTGACTTCATTAATAGAATGCTCAGAAAAATTAGCGACGGAACTAAAAAACTAACCGATAGAATTGATAAGGTTACAGCAAAAATCAAAACTATCTCAGGTCGCCAAGGTTTAGATGCTATAAACCGAAAGCTTAATGACCTGACAAAAGGTAAGTGGAGCAAAGCATTAGACACTGTTGTCAAGAAACTCTCAGAAGTCCACAAATTTATCGGTGGTAAATTCTCTGATGCTTTCAAAGGTCTTACAAAGTTAATGTCTCCAGTAACGGACGCCATAAAGAGTTTCTCTATCAAGAAGTTTACTACTAACCTATTTAGGGATAGAGACATTGACGTAGCTAAGACCGCCTCAAAAATATTTGAAGGTATCCTAAACACTATCAAGAGAATTAAGGATGCTATTAAGTCATTTAGTTTTAGGAATATGTTCGACAGTATTAAGAACATGTTCTCATTCAAATCTCCAGTAGTTGATGTACAAGCTAAGGCTACTGGTATAGATACAACCGAGTTAGAAAACGCTAGTAAGCTATCCAAGGTTATGGAGAAGATTAAGGACTCATTTGGTAATATTGTCAAAGGGATTTCTGACATGCCATTACTGAAAGGTATTGGAGAGGCATTCAGTAAGATTAGAGACGCGGTAACAAATACCGAAGTTCCTAAATTTGTTAAATCTATCCAAGACGTTACGGTAAATACTAAGAACATAAATGTCTTTGATGGCTTATCCAAGAGCTTCCAGTCGTTCCGTAAGACTATGGGTAAAGTGTTCGACTTCCCAGTTCTTAGAAAATCTATTCAGAATTTCGCCAACTTCTTACCTAAATCGTTCCAGACACCTCTAGCTAAGGTTAAGTCTATGTTTAGCACTCTTGGTAATACTATCAAGAAAAAACTATCCTCAGCAGGTAATACTATCAAGAAGAGTGGGCTATTTAGTTCTTTAGGTACGACGGTTAAGAACATCTTTAACTCAAAGAACTTTAAGAATATCAGTGCCATGGTTAAGGATACGCTTAAAGACTTAACTAAGATGAAGTTAGAACCTAAGAATTTCGCAGGTGTGACATTCTTAATTGGTGGGTTCAACACTCTGAAGACTCTACTCACAGGTAGCAAATTCAATGCGGCACTGTCTGGTATCACTACTCTGTTATCAGGTATCACCGCGGCAAAGGATAGAGCTAATACGGCTCAGAAGGAAGCTGAGACTCTTAAGCAGACACCACAGGCTAAACCAATGTCCGCTACAAGTCAAAATGGATTGTACCAGGGTATGAATACTCTCGTATCAAATACTACACCAATGACAGCAGCAGTTGCCGCATTAAATAATGCTGATAAATCTCTACAAGAGAGTGCTGTCACTAGCGGTAATGCATACGAGAGATTGTTTAAGACAGTTCAAAAGATTATTAAGGCTATCAAGGTTGGATTTGGTGGTATTCAGAAAAACATCTCAGAATTTGGTATCCTTGGTGGTATTATTGCTACAGTATTTAACACATTATCTGGAGCACTTAAGAGTATAGATGGTACTCTTAAGCTTTCAGACGCTGTTAAGGTTATGGGTACGTTACTTATTGTGGAAAAAGTTATGGGTGTAATTCGTAGAATCCAAGGTCTAGCCAAGGCTCCTGCAGCAGCAGAATCTAATCCATTCGATTTCACTAAACTATTAAGTGTTCCATTCTCAGGTATTGCAGGTGGACTTAAAGCTATAGCTAAGAGTCTTAGATTAATTGGTATAGCGGGTATCCTAATATCTGTCAAGATGCTTGCTGATGCGGTTAAGACTATTTCTGAGATTGATGCATCTAAAGTGCCTAAAGCTATGAATAATCTAGGATTATTAATGCTTATGACTACCGCACTTATGACATTTACGAAAGACATTAACATATCTCTCAAGAAACATAAGTCGTTCAGCACAAGCTCAAGTATCTCGCTAGGTATCACAGTATTGGCGATTGCGGTAATGATGAAATCCTTGGCAGGTACTGTTGCTAAGTTAGGTGATTTGAAGGTTGACCAATTCAGAGCAGGTTTAGTACGTATGTCTCTACTTTCTGGATTATTCATCATCTTCATTAACCTTACTAAGGACTTATCCATCATAACTAATAGGATGGACGGACTTAAGATTAACACCAAAGCAGCATCTAGTGTTGGTAGACAAATGCTACTCTTAGGTGCGGCATTTATCGTCATGACAGCAGCAGTTAAGATGTTTGCTAAGATTGACCATAAGATGTTTGTTACAGGCTCTACTCGTATAGCGGCATTTGCTATTGGTATGGTAGGATTTGTTACAGCGCTTACTATGATTAATAACCTAAGCAGACTCCCTATGGACCTTACTGGTACATCTAAAGCTATGATTAAGCTTGCAGAAGCGTTGCTTATCATGTATGCGGCAGTACGTTTATTCGGTAAAATGGATATGCAGGTATTTAACAAGGGTGCTATGGCGGTAGGTATGATAGGTACTGGTGTTGCGTTATTTGTTAATGCTACGTCTTCAACAGACTTATCGAAAACGTCAAAATCATTTACTAAGATAGCAGCATCAATGGTATTACTCGGTGTAGCTATGCGTATTATAGGTGCTATGAAGTGGGAGAATATGATTAAGTCTCTGGTTGGTGTTGGAGGAGCTATGGCTATTATGTGGGCTTATGTCAACACAATAAATAACCGTAAGCTTAAAGATAACGCTAAGGCTATGTTAACTCTCGCAGGTGCATTCTCGATTATGATGCTCGCAATGAAAGTTTGTCAGTCAGTTCCAGTTGGTACAATTGTTGCTTCTATGGGTGGCTTCGTAGCGATTATGGCTACATTAGGAGCTCTTACACAACTTAAGGGTGTGGGTCCTAAGAAGTTAACAAACATATCATTAGCAGTTATGGCATTATCCGCATCATTCACAGCATTCTCAATGGCATTAACATTAATGCAAGGTGTTAACCTCGGAACTATCATAGTTTCAGTTGCATCGTTCGTAGGTGTTATAGCGACTTTTGCAGCCGTTGCTCAGACATTGGGTGTAGCATCAACTAATATGGTTACTATGGCTACGTCTATGGGAATTCTATCTGTGGCATTCCTAGGATTCGCCGTAGGTTTACGTGCTATTGAGGGAGTTTCTCTCACAACTATTGCGGTTGGCATGGGAGCGTTTGTCGTGTCTATGTTAGCAGCAGCAGGTATTGGTAGCATATGTACAGGTGCAGCCGTAGGTTTACTCGCCTTGTCAGCAACATTTGCGACATTTGGAATCGCATGTTCAAGTGTGGCTAAATTAATTAGCGTAGCATCTACAGCATTTAACAAATTTAACGGTTCAGCCAAGAAGATTAACATCAAACCAATGTTAGATTCATTCACAACTATGATTAACCAGATTGCCTCTAAAGCTCCACAGCTAGTTACAGCTTGTGCGAACCTTGTAATCCAGATGGCAGCAGGAATCGTTAAGAATGTTCATAGATTCGTACAGGCAGGTACTGTATTAATCTTATCTCTCATCTCTGGTATCACAAATGCCATTAACAAATACAGAGGACACATTCTAGGAGCTCTTGGTGGGTTGCTAGGTGCTATCCTTGGATTTATTGTCCAGGGCGTGTTTGGATTATTAGGTAAGGTGTTGAGTATTATCCCTGGTGTAGGTGGTAAGCTTAAGAAAGCCTGTGACGATATTGGTAAGACAGCAGCAGATGGTATCTCTGATGGATTCAAGGATAAGAGTCTTGATAGCGACCTCAAGAAGGAAATGGAAAAACTTCAAAATGGAATCAAGGATTCAGGAGATAAGACATCTAAGACTGCTGAAGATTCAGGCTCTAAAATCGGTGACGGCTTATCTAAGGGCTTAACTAATGGTGTCAAGAAACTTAATGTGGGCGACACTATGAATATGTTTGGAGAATTGAATAAGGTAATTAATAACTTCGATGGTAGTCCTGCTATGCGTAAGAAAGCTGAAGACATGGTCAATGCTTTAAATGATGGTATGAAGAAGAATAAAGGTAAGCTTCCTAAGGGTGCTGAAGAAATGTTTAAAGAGCTTAAAGACAAAGTTAATAAGATGGATACTAAAGTCACATTTAGGAAAGCCGGAAATAACATTGTTCAAGCTATGGCAGATTCAATCCAAGATAAAGAAGGAAAGATTCCTGCTAATACAGCTAAGTTACTTAAGCAGTTGGATGACGCCATGACTAAGAAAGACACTTCTGAAGCAGGTAAGAAGAAAGGTCGTAAGATTGTTGAGGACTTAACTAATGCCCTCAAGGATAAAAACGGCAAAGTTCCTAAATCTGCTAAGGAATTATTAGAAGCTGCGGCTAAGGAATTAGAACTTAATGACACTTCTAAGAACAAAGCCAAAGAGTCTGGTAAAGGTATTGGTGATAACTTCTCTACTGGTATTAAGGACAGTAAGGATAAGATTAAGCAAGCTGCTAATGACGTGGCATCAAGTGCTTTCGACCCTAACTCTACTAGTGGAGGAGGAGCCGGTAATATTGGTAGCATCTTAGGTGCATCATTTGCTCAAGGCTTAGCTAATTCTAAAGGGGTTATCTCAGCCGCCGCATCAAACGCTTCTAGCAGTGCTGTACAGGCATTAGCAAGAAGTGATGGTGGTAAAGGTATGGCTCTTGGAGCAGCTTATGCGTTAGGTATTAGAAGCTCAAGTAAACAAATAGCCTCTGCAGGTTCAAGTATCGGTAGCGCAGCAATAGGTGGTTTACTTGGTACTGACAAAGGTAAAGGTGTAGCATTAGGAGCTGCTTATGCACTAGGCATTGTCGGTAAGCGCGGTTCTGTCGCATCATCAGCAGGTGCTTTAGGTTCTGCCGCAATAGGTAATCTAAAACAATCTGATAGCGGTAAAGGTGTAGCATTAGGAGCTGCTTATGTCTTAGGTATTAAATCTAAGAGTGGTGCCGCTAAAGGTGCCGGTTCCGCTGTAGGTAGTTCCGCAGTTGGCGCTTTAAAGACTAGTGATGGTGGTAAAGGTGCTAAGTTAGGTTCAAACTTTGCGAGTGGTGTTAAAGGTAAGACCAAATCTGCGAGTTCAGCAGGTCATGCCGTTGCTGATGCTGCATCATCTCCACTAAAGAGTTTATCTACAAAAGGTGGTACATGGGGTAGCGAAATGGTTGGCGGTTTCACCAGTGCCTTAAATAGAGCGGTTGATAATGCTCGTAAGGCAGCAATGAGAGTCGCTAAAGCCATCGCATCTGCTCTTCATTTCTCTAGACCAGATATTGGACCATTACGTTGGTCTGACAAATGGATGGGCGAAATGATTGACGGTATGGTCATGAATATGAACGAAAACCGTTATAAGATTAAGGACTCATCACTAACCTTAGCCTCTACAATAGCCAACGCTTTAGAGACGGACGATATGACTTACACTCCAACTATTACACCAGTAGTAGATATGGATGGTATCAACCAAATGCAGCGTGCTATCCATGGTACTAACTTAAATGGTACTATTCAAGGACAGCTCGCTTTCGCAGGTGCGGGAGGAATTCAAAATGGAGGAGGAACAAACATAGGAAATGTCAATGTGCAAATTTCTGTGGACGCTAACTCTGTATCTCCTGAGGATTTAGGACGTCTTGCACGAGCTGAGGCTCAGAACGTTATTATCGAAGAGGTTCGAAAGATTAAAGGAAAGTAGGTAGATAATATATGAGAAAGTTTTGGCTTACGAGCCAGCGTTCTACAGACTTCCATCTAGACCTAATGGAGAAGGATGCTTTTGCGTCCTCTCCTAATGGTTTAGGTGTTACAATAAATTCCGAATTATATAGGTTCGGTACAGATACACTAACTGTTAACGAGACTGTCGAATACAAGAACATAGAGTATGACATGATTTTTGGTTATGAGTCAGAAGACCCGTATTTGGCATTCGAGAACTTTGTAAAGAAATTGAAAATTGGTAAGTTTATACTACACTATAGTCCAAGAGATGGTGTAGAGTATCATAGAACAGTGAAATTCAATAGTATAGACAAGGGTGAGATTGAGAATAACTATAACTATCTTAAATCAGGTATTTCATTCACTCCATTAACTCCTTGGTATACTTGGGAGAAGATGACAAATTACAGCGGTAGTAAGATGACTCTGAATACTAAGAATAGTATGCTACTAAGTGAGAATCATACACTCCCTGTTAAGATTGAATTTAGCCTAAAAGAATACTCGAATGAGATTAAGATTCAAGTATTTAAGAAAGGCGATACTATACCAATATTTACGTCCAAGTTCAACAAAGCATTTATTTCAGGTTCTAAGCTCGAATACAATTCAGACTATATGGATTTGAAAGCTAGTTGTGCAGGGACAGACCTCTTCCGTTTTATTAACACAGGCTCTAACTCCATTGCTAGATGCCCATGTGACGGTGAGGAATACGAAATCACAGTTAATGGTCAATCTATTGACGAAAATGACTCATTCTATGTGAGACAAGAGGTTGTTGTGGTATGATTGGCTATGTGGTGGCAGTTGATGTCACAACTAGAGAAGTTACATACTCTGGTATGGCAATGGATTTCGACATTAACTTTGCCGGATATGAAATAGCTACATCAACCATTAAGATTAAGAATTTTACAGGAAAGACAGAAGATATGGTTGCTTTAGTTCTCGTGGACGAGGCAGGTAATATTACAGCAGATGATAGAGGTGCGTTAGTAGCAAATAAAAACTATTACCACCGTATAGCAAGAGAGCATGAGACTATTCATCTGGATAAGAAATACACTGTACGCTACGGGGACAAAAAGACAAATCAATGGAAATCAGGAGAAATAGGACCTGGCGATATTAAGGTTGAGAATGACATGGGTATGGGAGACCCCGCTTTTAATATCGTCAAGGATTTGGAAATTTCTGGTACGTATGCAGCAGATGGTCCTGCATTCTATTATGGGGTTATCACCTCAATAGATATGGAGAATAAGAATGAAATCTACACAATAAACTGTTCAGATTTGAAGCATTACTTAGACCATGAGTATGTCACTGAGAAGCTAGACCATATAGCGGCTAACAAATATATCTCAAATGTGATTAATCGTTGGACTCCTGAAACTTTACCTGTAGCAATAACTGGGGATGGGCAATACAAAGGTCCAGGGTTTAGATATGAAGACCCAACAGCCCCAAATACTAAATCATTACTAACGTTCCTGTCTCGAGTCTTTAGATTCTATAAACAGGTATTAGTTCCTGCCTATGACACATTTGGTACTAAGGCTTTTCAGCTTGTGAGACTTAATGTGACAACAGGAGATGATGTAGGGACTTTGGTAATAGATGATTCTCAGTATATTAAGAATGCTCAAGTCTACATTAGACCTGTTATGGATGGTAGACCTAATGCAATTTGTATTGGTAAGCCTGTCTTTGATTATGTAGGTAACTACTTGAGAGTAGAACAAGAAATTCGATACATTGACGTGGATTCTAAGATTCGCAAACCTGAGGAGATTAAGGACCCTGCCATAAACGTCAAAATGGCTAAACCTATCAAGACTAAAAGCCATATATTTGATGCAACGGATAATACCAATTTGGTTACACCTAATCATATTAAGACACTTAGTGGTGGACCGGCTTTTGGGTATACCAACGCTTCAACAATTGGACGTAACTTATACAGCTTAAGTGGGTTTAATGCAGGCATACATTTTGCAGGACCTGTGACCTCTAACCCACCACCATTTAAGACTGGTATTAACATTATATATAACGATTCTCTTCATTCTGGCGTTGAGATTCCATATGGTAAAGCAGTGTGTTACTCATTTGAGGTAAAAATCTCAGAGCAGTATAAAACTGCTAATTATGTATATCATAAAGATTACATTGACTTCAGATGGGATGTAAATAACGCTTATGCAACATCTCCAGATAGTAGTGGTACAGGCGAAGGTTCTGCTTGGTTAGAACAGGGGAACGGTTTAATAGTTGACAAGAAGACTAAATCGAATGATAACGACGCGGTTAACATGCGTAAATTCGGATGCGGTCCAGGAGCAACTAAATTAACAAATAAAATTAGTACAAGTGTTGTAGATGGTACTTGGCGAATCACTAAGATTGGGGATTGGGTATTCCTGTATGTTATTATTGTAAATGCTAACCCTAAGAACACAGCAGGAGCAAGTATCATTGACTTATCTCTCTTTGGTCCAGACCCTCATGGTACTGGTTTACCAGGTAGAGCAATAGGGTATCAAATTCGTAACTTACGAGCTGAGATAGTTGATAACCCAAATTACAACCCACTGACAATATGGGATACTATTGCTCAAAAGCAGTTGTCAGTCCCTAAATATTCTCATGAGATTTCATTTGACATGCATAAAGACCACCCACAGGCTAATGACTTCGCTAGGGTTGGCAATACATGTTCTCTTATCCACAAGGGTAATACATATAATAGTATTATCTCTGGAGTAGAGGTGAAATCTAATAGTAACTTCATCAAGGTTAAGTGCGGGAATGTTAGCTCGAACTTGGCTACCTTATTTGGGGATGATGAAGAGCGCGGTGATGATAACTCTGCAGGATATAGTGGAGGTGGCGGAGGAGGCTACTCAGGAGATTCTGGTTCTTCAGGAGGCTCCTTTAATGTTACGTTCGCCACACGAGAAGATGTAGCAGCTATCATAGACAAATATGACGACTAGGAGGCAATATGCAATACAATGACGTTATCAATAGAGAATTGTTAGATTATTACACAAGTCTCTTACGTAAGAAATTTAAATTCGATAAGCTATTCGTTACTGACTTGTCTGCAACTAAAGCAGATATTGCCACCTTAGACGTTAATGACTCCCTGACAGTAAATCACTTAAATGTCGAGGAGGAACTAGCAAATCGAATTACAGTTAATTACCTTAAGGCAAACTACATTGATGCTAATGAGATTAACGCCAAATATGCTACTCTTAAGGAATTAACTACTGAATATCTCAAGGCTAATGAGATTGAAGCATCTTATGCTACTATTGCTCAGCTTAGTGCTAACTACATTACAGCTTCAGCGATAGCAGCTAAGTATGCTACAATTGAGAGCCTACAATCAGATTATATTAAGGCTAATGAGATTGAGGCAGCATATGCTAAGATTACAGAACTCCAAGCTAATTACCTAAGAACTGATGCAGCAAATATTAAGGCGGGTGTTATTGATGAGTTATTAGCAACATCATCTATCTTAATAAATGCGGTTATTAGAGACGGAAAAATTACTGGGGAACTTTCTGGGGTCACAATTAATGGGGACCTTATTAATGCAAACACACTCAAGGCTAAAGCGTTAATGATTGAGGGTAAAGACGGTTTGTATTATAGACTTAACACAGATGGTGAGACAATATCATCTGAGCAGACTACTGAGAACGCTTTAGATGGTAGTCACATTATCGCTAAATCTATTCTAGCAGACAAAATTAACGTTTCAGATTTACAAGCTTTTGACGCAACTATTGGTGGGTTTATTATTGACGAACATGCAATACGTAGCTCACTTAAGAATTACTATAACGATGCGGCTGAGGGTTTGTATCTTGGTACGAGTCTAATGGAACAAGGATTATGTGATGAGGAAGGATATATCCTGATTGACGAAAACGGAGATACTATTAGTGCTTGTGAAGAGACAATTAGTACCTTTGGTTTAGGTAGCTCTGAGGGTCCTCACATTTTCTTTGGTGATGGTAAGCTTGATGTCAAGGCATCTTCATTCACTCTGCATACAGGTCAGACTATTGAGGAGTATGTTGGTAATACTGTTATAGCCTCAAAGACCATATATTACCACTCAACTAGTAGTACAACTCTAGAGGGTGGAGAATGGTCTGAGACACCACCAGATTGGGATAGTACGAAATATATCTGGCAGAAGACTTTATTTAAGTACAAGAATGGGTCTAGTTCTGAATCTAACCCAGTATGTATTAGTGGTAAGAATGGACAGGTATTTAATAACATGGTGCTCAACGGCTCGCTTGTAGATGGTACTTCAAATTTTCAAAATGGGAAGTTAACTAACATAAATGGACTCATATGTATTAAACCTGATAATGTGGCTAAGGATTTAGTTACTGAGGAATTTATAACTATTGTGCCTGGTGAGAGATATCTTGTTGAGTTAATATTCGCACACAGAAATACTCAACAGAACCCAGTATGTACAGTAATGTTTTATGATGAGAATGAGGCACTTATAGGCACTGGGGACATTTTTGATGGACAGCAAAACAAGGTCACAATTAATGACTCTACTACATACAATTACGTCTTAGAAGGTGGTCCTATTGATTCGAATCCGTTAGAAGAAGAGCTATGTGATGAAGGAGGATTTATCCTGATTGACGAAAATGGGGATACTATTGGTACTAATGAAAAGTGGGCAGGTGTGCGATATCTAAATACATCTCAGTCAAAGACTTGTATTATAGCAGGTACTAAGAAAATACGATTCTCATTCACGTCTCGTTCTGGAGATGAATGGGGTGTCCATCGTATCACTATGACTTCTTTAGACAAGAGTGCAACGTTAGGAGTACGAAATGAGAACCTAATAAACGACACTCGTACATTACCAGTTAACTCAGATGATGAGGGTACTCCATGGTATAGCGAGTATTCAGGATTTAACAAAGAGATTGTCAACTTGGCTGATATAGATGAGGATGTCTCATTTATAGAATTACCTGTATTCCAATTTATCCAACCGCCTGCTAGAAAGAAAGCCTCTCAGGGTTGGTACACGTTTAGTTTCTACTGTAGAGGTAACCCAGGTGATATATTATCATTCTCTGGTGTGCTCAACACAGAAGACCCTTACCATAGTGACAAAGAAGATGCGATGATTGAGTTGCTTGACGCTGAGATACATCGAGTTAGCTTAACTACTTACTTAGCTAGTGACGTAGAGAACCTTATGTGGTGCGTTGTGTCAAACCACTCATTTACAACTCAAGGTAGTGTCTACGTCGGTGGATTCAAAATGGAGCGTGGAGTGTATCCTACAAACTGGTATGATTCTATGCTAGATATAGATGAGGCTCTACAGGAGTCAGTTGCTGAGGTTCAGACAAATGTTAACGACTTGGAAGAGAGAGTTCAGGATAGAATAGTTAAGTCGGCTAAAGATTTTGAGGAAGCTTTGGCAGATGAGGCTTATGCTCGACAGCTTGAGAATGGATTACTCCAAAAAGACATTCAGTCTCAATCAGATGACATAGGAGCGTTGGCTGCTGCTCAGGCAAATGCTCAAGAGGCTTTGGATGAGGCTAACTCAGCTATTAGTCAAATGTTTCCGTTATATGACGACTATTTCGAATACGGTCCAAACGGATTACTTATTGGGTCTAAGTCTGGTATCTCAACAAATATTCAGCTATTAATTCGTAACGACCGAATCTCATTTATTGACAACGGTTCTGAGGTAGCGTATGTATCAAATAAGAAACTCTATATCATGTCAGGTGTATTCTACTACGACTTGAAGATTACACGAGATGATACACATAAGATGTTACATATCGTGCCTAGAACAAATGGGTCGTTCGATATTAAGATTACAAATAAGGAGAAATAAATGGCGACTATTACATTTGGAAAGAGTGGGTCAAGACCGTATGGGACATTATCAGTAACGGAAACAGGCACATCAGTTGCCAATAACACTTCTACTGTTAAAGCGGTTTTAACTCTGCATAGACCATATAACATTTCGTCTTCGGCATCGAAATCCTGGTCTATGACTATTAATGGGACCAAATATAGTGGTTCCGGTAGTATTGGAGGGTCTGGTAATAAAACATTGCTTTCTAAGACTCTCACAATAGGACATAATGCCGATGGTACTAAGTCGATTAACTTCAGTGCCAGTATTAAATTAGCTATCACATGGTCAGGAAAGTCGTTAGGGACTATTTCTGGCTCAGGCTCGCTTAAGCTATCAAATATTGCTAGAGCGTCACAGCCAACATGCCCGTCATCCGCCGACGTGAATACCAATATTACTATCAATACTAACAGGGCTAGTAACTCATTTACGCATACAGTAACTTATAGCTTTGCCGGTAAGAGTGGCACTATCGCAACAGGTGTTGGTGCGTCATGCACATGGAAGCCTCCATATGACTTGTTTAGTGGGTTAGGCAGCTCTACCTCAAACGGATGTTCTATCACAGTTACCACATATAATGGTAGCACAAACGTTGGTAGTAAGACATGTGGTATAACCCTCAAAATGCCTAATAATGGAGACACTAGACCAGTTGTGGGTACTCCGACAGTTAGTAACGAACACCCTCAAACTAGGAATTTAGGGGTTTATGTGCAATCCGTATCAACTCTGAAAGCGGTAGTTAGTTACTCATTTAAATACGGAGCGTCTTTGAGAAGTTGTGTTCTGACAATAGGTCCGGCAAATTATAGCGGGGCTAATGTTACGATTCCGAATGTACCATATAGTGGGACAATAGGGATTAAGGCAACAGTTACTGACTCTCGAGGATTTACTACTACAGGACCAACCGTTAACGTCAACATTCTAGAATACAAGAGACCATTTATTGAGATATTTAAGTCTCTACGTGCGAATGCCGATGGTACTGTTGACGAGGATTATGGTAACTGTATGATTAACACTATCCGATATAGCTCTGAGATGACTGGTATTGAGGGATATGGTATCACATACAAAACGCAGTATATGCTAGATAACGGTACTTGGGCTGATATGGGTTCTGGTGGTAGTGGTATGGAAGTGAATACAGACGAGTTAGTAACTAATATTAATTTCGCTCCAGATAAGCCATATACCACACGAATCGTCTTAACAGATATGTTCACAACCTATGAGGCTCGAAGCTCAATCTCTAACACATTTACTGAGATTAACATTTGTGAGAATGGGGTCGGATTAGGAACTTTAGCACAACCTGGTAAGCTTACGGTAAAGAAAGAGTGGTTAGGAGACTTGATTCACCCTGTCGGTAGTATTTATATGTCTAGCGTATTTTTTAACCCTAGTGAGATATTTGGAGGAACTTGGGAGCAGGTAAAAGATAGGATGTTAATAGGAGCAGGCGGTAGTTACCAAACAGGTAGTATTGGTGGTAGTGCGACAATAACAATTGCCCAAAAGAACTTACCAGATAGAGTTATGGTTCGAACAAACGACAAATCCGATTCGGCATCTAATGACTCTGTTACAGTTACCAGTGGGTATAATAATCATTCGCTCTATGACGCTAAATTGGAGAACAGTAAACCAATTAATAGTTTGCCCCCATATTTAGCTGTGTTTATATGGCGAAGAATTGGATAATTTTCTAAGGAGGATAAATTAATGGCAACAAAAAATATTTCTACATATCCGGTAGTTGACACTATTACGGATGTTGACAAAGTAGTATTGTCTAAGGACGGTACTGTAAGGCTTGTTGAGATTGGAACTGTCAAAGCAGATATGCGACAGGAGATTCGAGACGCTAAAGGAGAACTTCAAAATGAGTTAAATAGTAAGACTTCTGCGACCGAGGCTTTACTAGATACAGAACGTACCGCTAGAACCAATGCGGATACGAATCTACAAACGCAAATTAGCAACAGATATACTAAGGCTGAGACAGATGAGTTAATTGAGAATGAAGCTAATGAACGAACTAGCGCCTATAATACTCTTGTATCAAGAGTAACAGCCAATGAGAATGATATTGATGATATTAATACTAATGTTGAATTACTCTACAAAACATTAAACAAAGATAACAATTGGGTTGAGTTAGTATCATTAATTCGTTCTGGAAAAGCTAGTCAGTTCCTTGGCTACGGGGACCAGATTGAAGAAGATTGGATTGATGTTGATGATGGCATAACATATTCAAACGCCTGGGATATTGCTAAATTTGAAAGTGTGGAAACAAGAGATGGTACTATTAATGGTATGTTCTTAAAGCAACATTGGGCTACATTAAAACCAATTCAGTTCTCTCACAATCGAGCTTTCTACGCTTGTAGAGACGGGCTGACTGCAGGGACTTATCACATTACATTAGGTGCCGATTGGGGGACTAATGCTAAAAAAGATAAGTCATATCAGTTTACTATTACTAATGACGTACCAGAAGGCGGTAAACTAGCAGGATTCTATTCAATGCCAGATGTTGCACCACAAAATTGGAAAGTGTATGTCTATGCTGAAAATGGTATTGACATCCTAGAAAATGCTATTACCGTTACAGAAGGAACAGACGGTACATCATTAGGAACATTAAATCTTAATACAAGAAATGGTAATTTAAACTCTATGCAGGAAACTGCGTATGGAAATAATGACTGGGAATTATCTGCATACAGACAGTATCTTAATTCTCGTAAAGGAAAAGGTGAATGGTGGACTGCTCAAGATGAGTTGGATATTGCTCCTGACCAGTTAAGTACTGTAAGTGGATTCTTATGTGGAATCAGTGACGAGTTATATAACGCAATGCAAACAGTTAAGGTTAAAACATGGAAAAATAATCCAACTCATGGTGGTGTTGAATCATACACATATGACAAAGTATTCCTACCTTCAAAAGAAGAGTTATATTATACTCCACAGAAAGCAGGCGAAGGAACATATTATCCATTAATGAAAGAGCAGTTAGGATTAGATAGCCCATTAGCTGATTACACTGAATATGCTCCAAACATCACATATGCGATTGAAAAACATACCTCTCCACAAGTAGTGCGTCTTCGCTCAGCGTATATCAGCCATGCGAGCCACGTATGGAATGCGTATACGCCAGGTAATGTC